TACCCAGTGGGCGGTTGGCTGGTAAACGTCGAAGTGCTGAGAGAATCGATTCATCTGTGCAGCGTCACGCCTACCGTGTACACCCGCGCCATCCTGGGGTCTATTGCTGGCTGCGATCACAACCCAGCCCTTGGGCAGCTCGTAGTTGCCGATACGTCCATCATTCAGTAGCTGGTAGGTAACGTGCTCGACTGAGGCGCTGGCTAGCTGGACCTCATCCAAAAACCACATGCCATACTTACCGTCACGCTCCTCAGTGGGTAGCCACTCAGGGACGGCGAATCTGGTCATATCGTTAGCGACTTGCGGCATACCCGTGAAGTCTGTCGAGTCGAGCTGAGATACTCGTGTATCAATCAGCTTGAAGGAGCCGAACTCCTCAGCTAGAAGATCAGCGGCTGCGCGAACTGCTGAAGACTTAGCGACACCATACGGCCCCCACAACATCTGAGGAAGGATGCGGTCAGCGCCGCCCTCCATGCCTCGAATGTTGGTAATCGTAGCTTTGACGATGTGATTGATAACACTGCGAACTGTAACTTTTGTGGCATTGATAGCCATAAGCATTTACTCCTGTTGGTTTTCCAAGACCCCCGGAGGGGTTTCGGCTAGTCACCAGCTAGCTCTCATCAGTTGGATTCGATAGACAAGACATTGTCGAACCAGTCGTTAAAGTCTTTGGCAGTGGCGAAGCTAGGCACAACGATGGTCCCGCTATACTCAACTTGCCCGGTCTCATAATCGAAGTACGCGACAGTCCCGCGCTCGATATCTATTTGCTCACGCATATTTATTAGCCTCCCTAAATTCATAGATTCCCAAGATTAAAAAGCCGATGCCGTTTATCACGAACAAAGGCCCAACAAAACTGAACACAACATGCACCTGCTCACTGGTGAAGTAGTACATAAAGGTCAGCGCCAACCCACTCAAGAAAACAAAAGACCCCAATAAGAAGTGGCCTAGAAACTTGAGTAAGGCAGAGATCATTCTGGTGTTAGTCATTGTCGGACTCCTTCAGTTCAGAGATCAGGTTCTCGATAGCACTCACGAACTCGTAATACTTACCGTTAAGAACGTATGACCCGGACCCAAATTCGCCGTCTTTAAGCTTTTTCTTATTGGGCTTATAGACTAGCCAGTGATCTAGAAACATTTCTATGTCTCTCCGATCATTCATAATTAAACACTCCGTTAGTTTTCCAAGACGCCCGGAGGGCGTTTCGACTGGTCACTAATCAGTCTCATCAGTTGGAATTAGAGGTAAGGGTTGGAGGCGTTCAGCGCCGCCGTCCGGGCATCCTTACCAGATAGGAATAGGTGAGTTGCTGTATCCCAGCAGACTCTACCCGCATTAAGAGCGTAGTCCTCACGCTCGTTTATAGCCCGCTCATACCGGGCCATCCAAAGGGCGCGTTTTGCCGCTTGTCTTGCTTGCATAAATAGGTATCCGTTAGTTATCCAAGACCGCCTAAGCGGTTTCGACCAGTAACTAATTGGTCTCATCAGTTGGAATTATAGAAGGTCAGCCTCCTCGATTAGCTGAAAGTCATTAAGAACAAACTGTCTGCGTTTCGGGGTCATATGCACATAAGCCTCGATTCTAGAATGAATCATGGAGTCGCATATTCTGTAAGCGATAGAGCTGTTTGGGCTGGTCAGTATGTCGCAGTTAACACCATTAACCAGAACTTTAAGCTTGAATCTGGGGTTACCCATCGGGCTGTTGTTCATCCTCACGATGTCATAAAGAACGCCGTCAATTAGATATTCGCTTTTCACTAAAGTACCTCCGCTATTGCTAGGGCATCGCCCCAAGTTAACTTAACGGCGTATGCGTCCATCGTATACTCGCGTATTCGATCCGCTACCCCGTCCATGTCGCGGCCGCTATCCATAAGAAAGCGTATAGCCGCACCCAGTATGTCCTCCAATTGGACCGTGTTTAATTTCTTCATATTTGATAACCCCCGGCTGACACAGAGCCGCTGTTGTTTAGAAAAGATCTAACCGATGCGAAGAACCTACGCTTTCGCATGATCAGTTTGTTCAGAGCTATGCGTCTGCGATTGTGACGCAGCACTCTCTGTCTCTCTTGTTCACTCATAACTGAGTACTCACATTTTAGTTTTCCAAGACCTTGCGGTTTCGGCGGGGAACTACCCCGACTCATCAGTTGGATTGCGAAAGCTTCGAGGATGAATCAAAGCCAATAGCCCGGTTCGCGTTGTCGGCATCTGTATGCCTTCCGGGGAACTGTGTATCGCTGAACGCCGTAGGAGCGCCGGACTCTTACCGGAGGGGCTTGGCCTCTATGACCGTAGCAGCATCACACTGCACCCCTATCGCGTGAGCTAGGCTCACCAGATTTATTTTTGATCAGTCCTAGGACTGGCGGGATTAAGGCTCCCCGTGGCCTGAGCGGATTATACACACAGTACGTAGTACTTTGTAAACAGTTTGTTAATAAATAATTAATTAACCGCTCTGCATATAAAACGAATGGGATTTAAAAGTATTACAAAAGAATTTGGATTGTGTCCTAGGTAGATAGGAACGTGTGCGCGAGTACTACAGTTTGAATGTAAATACAAGACTTGACACGACAAAAACAACAAATAAGCAGTAAATAGTAAATAATCCGTTGTATATCAATAAGTTAACAGGGCAAAATCGCTCTAAGACGTTTTCTCGTCAAAGATGACCTGAGGGTAGGGGTAAGACAAAAACCGCTCAGAACGCAATACAGTGCGTCTGGTGACACATTACTATTTGTCAAGAAATATTTAATACTGTTTACGTTGTACTGGTGATATCCAAGCGGGATTAGTCGGGGATAGAATCCCGGATAAGGATAGATAAAGGTACGCAGATATGGGCAAACCGAAAACAGGACTCACCAGTAAACAGCGCCATTTTGCGCTGGCATTGGGGAGCGGTAACGGTATGACGTTAAGTGACGCATACAGGGAGGCATACCAGTGCGAGAATATGAGCGGGGCTGCGATACGCAACGAAGCCAGCAAGCTAGCAGCGAACCCTGATATCGCCATGATGGTTGAGCGGCTAAGGGAGCAGAATCGGCAGTCAATTGCTGCATCTATGGTCAATGACAGAGACAGGGTTTTACAGCGTCTTCGTCAGTGGATGGATGACGCAGAGCCAACAGACACAAACAAAATAAAAGCCGCCCAGTTATTGGGGCAGAGCGTTGGAATGTTTAAGGACGTTATCGAAACGAACACAAACGACAGAGAGTCTTCAGAGATAGCGGTAGAGATCGAGAGACGATTGGCCGCACTGCAAGACCGGGCAGAATCTGAAGAGGACCAACCAACAGCTAACGATTTGCATTAGCCGCAGGATCTCCCAACGATTCCATTGAGGCGCAGCATTTCCGCTGCAACTATCATCGGCATACCCACACCCCCCCTGGCCGTGTTTTGCACCCCCGTCTGCTATACATAGTAAAACGCTCAAATAATTACCAAAAAATTCCATAGAGTCCGTATAGAGTAAACAGTACCCTTTTTATTCCAGGAAAGACCCTAGGAATCCTAGTCCCGAAAAAAATTTTGCAAAAATTTCACAGCCCTCTTGCGTTGACCTTGTCAAGTGTGTAGATTCTGTATAATCAGTTATTCCTGACTAGGAATATTCCTCTGACCTAGTAATACAACGGATGTATTACAGTTAATTAATAGGTTTAAGGAATATATTCCTGGCAGGAGATATTCCTAAGAAGGTAACGATGCCGATAACTGAGCGTGTAGATCCCAGTCTTTTAAAAAATCTTCCGAATCTTCCTGAAAATGAGCAAAGAGAGATACTTGCTCTGATCGAGGAGCTAGAGGAGGCGGAAAGTAAAGAAGAGGCTAGAGATGGGTTCATGCCGTTTATTAAACGTGTGTGGCCGGCTTTTATCGAGGGAAGGCATCATAAGATCATGGGAGATGCTTTCGAGCGAGTTGCTCGTGGGGAACTCAAAAGACTGATCATAAATATGCCTCCTAGGCACACCAAATCAGAGTTTGCATCCTATCTGCTGCCAGCGTGGTTTCTAGGCAGGTTCCCTGATAAGAAAATAATACAAACAGCGCACACAGCAGAATTAAGTGTCGGGTTTGGGCGAAAAGTCCGAAACCTGGTAGATAGTGATGATTACAAGACTGTCTTCCCGAATATGGGCTTACGGGCCGATTCAAAGGCAGCAGGAAGATGGAGCACCAGTAAAGGCGGCGAATATTTCGCTATAGGTGTTGGTGGTGCTGTTACTGGTAAAGGCGCGGATCTCCTCATTATTGATGATCCCCATTCTGAACAAGAGGGGCAAAGCGCCGATCCATCGGTATTCGATAAGGTATACGAGTGGTATACATCAGGGCCTAGGCAGCGTTTGCAGCCCGGAGGAGCCATCATTGTTGTTATGACACGATGGCACAAAAGGGATTTGACGGGCCAGATCGTTAAGTCATCCGTACAGAGAGCAGGAACAGATGAATGGGAAGTCATCGAGTTTCCAGCAATTATGCCCTCTGGTAAGTCGTTATGGCCTCAGTTCTGGCCTTTGGAGGAGCTAGAGTCGTTACGGAACGAACTTCCTGCTCCAAAATGGAATGCTCAGTATCAGCAGAACCCTACGTCAGAAGAGGGTGCGCTGGTCAAAAGGGAATGGTGGAGAGAGTGGGAACAGGACACGCCACCTCCCTGCGAGTTTATTATACAGTCATGGGATACCG